TGGAGTCCAAGGATGATGAGGACGATAAAGAGGACGAGGAAGACCTTGTCTAATTATCAAAATTCATCAATAGTGTGGTCCTTGGTGGGGAGTGTAGTGGCTCCCCACCTTTTAAGGACTACAATTAACCACACGGAGAATATATGAAATATAAAGATGTAGATAAAATAATAAAAGAAATTTCAGATTATATAAAAGGTACTTATGGAGAACATTATAGTACTACAAAGGACGGATTTCAAGTCCAAGATATGTTAAGACACCTTAACATTGATAAACATTTTAGTCAAGCAAATGCTATTAAATATTTGTGTAGATATGGAAAGAAAAATGGAAAAAATCGTAAAGATTTATTAAAGGCAATTCATTATATAATTTTATTAATGGATAGTGAATCTAATGAACCAGACCCTAGTCCATTAAAAGCATTAAAAGAAACATTTACAGGTAAGGCAATTAATTAATGATGACCCAAAAAGAAAGAATGAAAATTTTAGGAGATTTAGGAGAGAAGATTTATGCTAATCATTGTTCTTCACTAGGTCAAAAAATACAATTATCTTTAGACCCATATGATATGGAGAAAGATATTTTAGTAGATAATAAACCAAAAGAATTAAAAACACAAACAAGGTATGTAGTTAATAATTGTTGTAGTTTGAAATTAAATCAAATAAAAAAATGTAGAAAAGGTTTCATTTGGATTGAGTGTCCAACAGATAGAAGTCCTAAAGCTAGGATGTGGGAGATAAAAGAAGGATTTAAATTCGGGAAAAGTACCCGAAATAATGGCGAAGTTAGATATGATGTTTATATGGACCAAGACGCAATGGTCTTTATTAAAGATTTGTCGCCAGAAGAATACAAATATTTAAAAATGTATAGTACGAATTATGTTTAAAGGAGGTAATAGAGTTGTTTGTAGTAGTTAGAAATAATAATGTTGAGCAAGCGATGAGAGTTTTAAAGAAAAAACTCCAGAAGGACGGCAGATTAAAAGAACTGCGTCAGCGTCAATATTATGAAAAACCTTGCGATAAGAAAAATCGTAAGAAAAAAGAAATGACTAGAGCTTTTTTAAAGAAAAGAAAAAAAGAAATAGCTCAACGAGGATATTAATGTATTTTACGCTGTTGCAATTTGTTGAAGTTGTATATATATTATGCTTAGGCAATTCATAAGTCCTGGCAGAGCGTAAAAGGTCGCCGTAACCAGATATTAAATCAAATACGGTGTCGCTGGAGTTTAGGTGGTTCTCCTCATATGACGAATATGTCTATGTAAAAACCACCACTTTTAAGTGCTTGACATTTTTGGAAAAGTACTTATATAAATAATATAGAGAACGCCATAATGGGTTCTCGGAAAATTAACTTTGCTTAACAAAAGGAGGTTACAATGACCAATTCAAAAGCAATTCAATTTTTTAATAATTTAAGACCTATAAGTGTAGGTTTCGATTCAGTATTTGACCATTTTGAGTCAATGCTAGATTCAGACTTTAACTTTCCTAGGGTTACAAATTATCCACCATACAATATCAGAAAGACAGGTAAACTGACTTATGATATAGAAGTCGCATTAGCAGGATATTCTAAAGATGATGTTTCTGTTGATTATGCTGACAATACTTTGACTATAGTTTCAAAGAAAGATGAAGAAACTAAAGAAGTTGAGGACAATGATGGTGTACTACATAAAGGTATCGCTAAAAGAAACTTTAGCAGAACTTTTACTATCGCTGATGATGTGGAAGTAAAAGGTGCTGAACTTAAAGACGGTCTTTTAAGAGTATCTTTAGTTAAGATAGTTCCAGAAGGTAAGAAACCTAGAACTATTAAAATCAAGTAAGTAATACAGCGGAGTGGCGTTTTAGCTTCGCTATACAACACATAGTTGATAGTCCGTATTAAAACCACGGACTATTGACTTCTTTTTAGAATTATGTTATATTATATGAAAATGAGGAAAATGATTATATGAAAAATAGAGAATTACCATTAGTAAGATTTCGTGTAAGAACTGGAGACGAATGGATAGGTCAAGGTCTATCAAGTATTCCTTCTGGCGGATGTCCTATTGGTGGAGAGTGGACTAATAAAACAACAGATGATTACTTCAAAGGTAAGAGAGTTGTGTTATTCAGTTTGCCTGGTGCATTTACACCAACTTGCTCAGCAAAACAACTTCCTGGTTTTGAAAAACATTACGATAAAATACGAACTTCAAATATAGATGAGATTTATTGTGTATCTGTAAATGATTCGTTTGTGATGAACGCTTGGGCATATCATATGGGTATCACAAAAGTTAAAATGATAGCAGATGGTACAGGCGAATTTACTAGAGGTATGGGTATGTTAATTGATAAACCTATACAAGGTTTTGGATTAAGAAGTTGGAGATATATGGCAGTAGTTAAAGACGGAGTTGTTGAAAACTGGTGGGAAGAACCAGGTATCAATAATGAAAGTGATGATGACGACCCATATATAGAAACAACACCAGAAAACATTGTCAATTATTTGACAAGTGGTTATTGACAAACGGCACACACTATAATATAATGTTTAAATAATGAAGGAGAAATATTGATATGAACTTATCAAATGACACGATTGCATTGTTAAAAAACTTTGCAAATATAAATCAAAATATTTTAATCAAACCAGGTAAGAAATTAAATACAATTTCTACTATGAAAAATATTTTGGCACAGGCAGATATTAAAGAAGATTTTAGCGAGCAATTTGCTATCTATGATTTGCCTGAATTTTTAAGAACAATAGATTTATTTGAAACACCAACTTTAAAATTTAATGGTGGTTCAAGTGTAGGTATTACAGGAAAAGATAAAAGGTCTACAAGTAAGTATACCTTTGCTGATGAATCTGTTATTGTTGCACCTACAAAATCAATCACTATGCCAGATACAGAAGTTTCTTTTACTTTAAAGAAAGCAGATTTTGCTAGACTTCAAAAAGGTGTGGTGACTTTGAATTTACCAGATGTCGGAGTTATCGGCGATGGTAAAACTATGAAACTTATTGCAGAAGACAGAAAAAACAAAGCTTCTAATAAGTTTGATATTGATTTAGGAACTAGTACGAAGAAATTTAAAGCATTTTTCAAAGCAGAAAACTTTAAAATGTTAGAAGATGACTATGATGTTGCTATTTCAAAACAAAAAATTTCACATTTTGTTAATAGAACAAGACCAGTACAATATTGGATTGCTTTAGAACCTGAATCTGAACTATAATTTTTTGTTTAATTTTATTATGGAGTATATATTATGGCAGACTTTCTGTGGGTTGAAAAATATCGCCCAAAGACAATTGAAGATTGTATCCTTCCAGACGATACAAAACAAACATTTCAATCCTTTTTAAGACAAGGTGAGATAAGTAATCTACTCTTATCAGGTACAGCAGGTACAGGTAAGACAACGGTTGCTCGTGCCTTATGTGAAGAATTGAAGTGTGATTATTTAATCATTAATGGGTCAGACGAAGGTCGTCAAATTGACACATTAAGAACTAAAATAAAATCCTTTGCAAGTACGGTTTCTTTAGACAAAGAAGCAAATCACAAAGTTATAATAGTTGATGAAGCAGATTATATGAACGCCGATAGTGTTCAACCTGCTTTAAGAAATTTTATAGAGACTTTTTATAAGAATTGTAGATTTATATTTACTTGCAATTTCAAAAACAAAATAATCCCAGCATTACATAGTCGTTGTACCGTAGTTGATTTTGCAATCAAAAATGGTTATAGAAAAAAATGTGCTGACGCTATGATGAATAGATTAGGTACTATATTAGATGATGAAAAAGTACCTTATGATAAGAAAGTATTAGCAGAACTTATTATAAAACACTTTCCAGATTTCAGAAGAACTATCAACGAACTTCAAAGATATTCAGTAAGAGGTAAAATTGATAGTGGGATATTGTTTAGTTTATCAGAAACAAACACAAAGGAATTAGTCGCAACATTAAAAGAAAAAAGATTTAATGATATGCGTAAATGGGTTATTCAGAATATAGATAAAGAACCATCATCTATGTTTAGAAACCTATATGAAGTATTGTGGAAGGCGTTAGACCCTAAATCAATACCTCAAGCAGTATTAGTTATCGCAGGTTATCAATACAAGGCAGGTTTTGTTGCAGACCAAGAAATCAATATGGTCGCTTGTTTAACCGAGATAATGGCTAATTGTAAGTTTAAATAATGGCTTACGAGTTAAAAGAATACCTTAATAGTATTAACTTTACTAAAAAGGATGTAATGGATACTGAAGACTACTTTTGGGAAAAGAAGTATCCTGCGTTTGTGGTCAACAAATGTCTGTCTTATCATTATGATACCTTAATCGCTGCCAACGAAATGAATGGGTATCATTTTCTCCCTAACAATATGCAATATCATTTTTTACTAAATATAGTAAGAAAGAAAAAGCGATTTGCTAAATGGTTGAAAGCAGAAAAGCTTAAAGATATAGAGTATGTAAAAGAGTATTATGGTTATAGTAATGAAAAAGCCAAATCCGCTCTCAGCATATTGACTAGAAAACAAATTGAAACTATAAAACAATCCTTGCAAAAGGGTGGGAGATATAAGAGAAAATGACAGACACATTAAACTGGTCGCCAGATGATATGCTAGAGGTAACAATCAAGCAACCTGACGACTTCCTTAAAGTTAGAGAGACTTTAACAAGAATAGGCGTGGCGTCTAGGAAAGACAAAACACTATTTCAATCTTGCCATATATTACATAAACAAGGCAAATATTACATTGTTCACTTCAAAGAACTATTTGCTTTAGATGGTAAGAAAGCTACATTGACCGAAAACGATATACAAAGAAGAAACACAATCGCTGTATTATTAGCTGATTGGAACCTTATTTCCATTGTAAAAAAAGAGGCAGCTGAAAACAAAGCGCCTTTATCTCAAATAAAAGTATTACCATTTAAAGAAAAGAAAGAATGGATACTTTCTGCTAAATATAATATTGGTAAGAAAGTTGAGGAGAAGAAGGAAGAAGTTTCTAAAGAAGGTAAAAATGAAGGTCAATAAATGCAAGTATCAAATTTCAAAGATTTCATAACCGAAACAAAAGGTGAGGATAAGTTAAGAATTCTGGTCTTATCAGATGAACCAGAAAACGCAGAACTATTCCACACAGCAAAAAGAATTAAAGACGAGGCACCTAAATTAGGTCATAAAGTTTATGTTGTCTTTATTGACGGTGCATATATTAAAAATGAAAATGATATAAAAACTATTCATAATGTAGATGATGAAAAAGGTTTTGAAATAAACGATTACAATACTCTAGCAATCGTTAGAGGTTCCATAACAAGAAAAGATTCCTGGTTAGACTTATTATCACAATTAGAAAAGGCAGGAGTTTCCTGTATTAATAATAGAAATTGTGTTAGTATATGTGCTGACAAATATAGAAGTTATTTAAGATTAGCAGACTACGGTTTAACACAACCACATACCGTTTTAGTTCCAAATAAAGATGGAGTTGAAAAGGCATTTGAAAATTTAGATAGAAAATATCCAATCATTATGAAAACTTTACGAGGCAGTAAAGGTATTGGTGTTATCTTTGTTGAAAGTGAAAGGTCTTTAGACGCAATAGTACAATTAATATTTAAAGAATCCGAGGACGCAGAATTACTTATACAAGAATATATTAAAACAGAATTTGATGTTAGAGTATTAGTTTTAGAAGGTACAATCTTGGCGTCTATGAGGCGTGATGTAATAAAAGGAGACTTTAGGTCAAACTTTTCCAGAGGTGGTAAAGTTAAAACTTTTAATTTAACTGAAACAGAAGTTGAACAATGTATTTTAGCTGCTAAAGCAGTTAACGGTCATTATGTTGCAGTAGATTTTATACCTGCTAAAAATAGAGAGAAAGACCCACCATATATTTTAGAGGTTAATTCTTCTCCAGGCACAGAAGGTATTGAAAATGCTTCAGGTGAAAATTTAATCAAAAAATTAATAAAACATTTTGAAGATGGAGATAATAGACATAAAACTCCACTTGAAATAGGTAGAGTAGAAACAATAACACTTGAAGGTGTTGGAGAAATATCTGCTAATTGGGACACAGGTAATAGTGCTAGAGTAATGGTGCATTGTGATGAACATAAAATTAGTAATGGTTGGGTTACTTGGAAATCAAAAGGCGAAAGTAAAGATAAAGAATTTGTAATACCAAAAGGTACATACAAAAATAAATTTTTAGGTATGAGAAAATATGAAAGAGGTGCTGTTAATGCTACAGATTTTGAAAGACCTATGGTAGCAATGGACATTACCTTTTTAGGTACTACCTATAAAGATGTAGAATGTATCCTTGATGATAGAACTAAAAAACAAACAAAATTTTTAATGAATAAAAAGTTTATGAGACGAACCAATGTTATGGTAAACCCAGCAAGAAAATATGTGGTTACTACTAAATACAGCATTGATAGTTAAGTAAAGACCAACTATTGACAAAAACAAACAAATATAATATAATGGAGTTATTATGGTAAAAATAGTAAGACTAATAACAGGTGAAGATATTATCGGAGAAATTTCAAAAAAAGACGGAACAACTTCTGTCAAAAATCCTTATATCATTTATCCAACAAGTGCTCCCGAAGCAGGGAAGTCAATGAAGTTTGGTATGTTCACTTATATCCCATATGCAGAAACCGATACGGTTACTTTTGCAGATGACAAGATATTAACAACGGTGGAACCAAAACAAGACTTACTTGCTAGTTATAAACAAAGTGTAAGTAAAATTATTCAAGGACCAGGATTAATAACATAATGTCAGATAGTATCCAAAAGAAGGATACTTTGACAATATACTTTGTAAGAAAAGACGGCACAAAACAAGAAGTCAAAGTACCCCCAGGTTTTACAATTATGGAGGCAGCCAAGAAATTTGCTGAACCTTCTATTGATGAGATACCTGCCGATTGTGGTGGGTGTTGTGCGTGTGGTACTTGTCATATTAATATTAAAGAAGATATTAATAGAGTTGGACCTGCTGAACATAATAGTATGGAAACAGAATTAATAGAAATGCAACCTGAATATGACCGTATGTATTCTAGGTTGGCGTGTCAAATTATGTTGAGACCAGAACATAATGGTTTGATTGTACGATTAAGAGCGATGGAGAATATAAATTGAATTTTTATAAAAATGTAATTGAACATAGAGGTAACCTTTTAGTTAGAGGTATACACGATGGAAAAGAATTTAAAGAAAAGATTAACTTTAAACCAACATTGTTTTCAATTACGCAAGGAGATAGTGAACATAAAAATCTTCAAGGTCAAAATTTAAAACCAATCACATTTAATAGCATATCCAAAGCAAGAGATTTTAAAAGAAACTACCAAAATTCTTCTAGCCCATTGTACGGAAATGAAAGATACCATTTTCAATACATAGCAAAAGAATACCCAGGTGAGATACAATACGATAAGAACTTAATAAAGATATTTACATTAGACATAGAGGTAACTGCTGAAAAGGGTTTCCCAGATGTAGAAAATCCTATTGAGGAAATCTTATGTCTTACTATTAAAAACCAATCCAATAAGAATATCATCACCTGGGGTACCAAACCATATTTTTCAAAGAGAGCAGATGTAACCTATATTGAGTGTAAGAACGAAAAGCATTTGTTAATGGAATTTTTTAAATTTTGGACGAAGAATTATCCAGATATTATTACAGGTTGGAATACAAAGTTTTTTGATTTACCATATCTATGTAATAGAATTAAAATGATAGTTGGTGATAAAGTAATTAATAAGTTATCTCCTTGGGGATTAATTGATAGTGAACAAATAACCGTGAGAGGTAAATCACAAACGGCATATGATATTAAAGGTATCACTATGTTAGATTACCTTGACATTTATAAGAAGTTTATTCCAGTTAGACAAGAAAGTTATAAACTAGATTATATTGCTAAAGTAGAACTTGGCAGTAATGGTAAAGACGCCAACCCATATGATACATTTAGAGAGTGGTACACCAATGACTTTCAATCGTTTGTAGATTACAATATTAAAGATGTTGAGATAGTTGATGAACTTGAAGATAAA